CACTAACGATGCCGTTGCAGTTGCTACTGGCCGTAAAGACTGTGTCGCAGTTAGTTCTGTTGCTCGAAACGATCTCTTAGCGACTTCAAGCGATGCAACTCGCGTAACAAACATCACGACTACGGCCGCGACGTTTACTCGATCATCATACCTCGTAGTCGATGGTAACTACCTAAAGGTGTACGATAAGTACAATGACAAGTACATCTATGTTCCGTCAGCCGCTTCGGTTGCAGGTCTCATGGCAGCAACTGACTACAACTTGGCTCCTTGGTACTCACCGGCTGGTTCAAGAAGAGGTAACCTCTTAGGTGTAACTTCTCTTGTGTATAGCCCAACCAAAGGACAGAGAGACACGCTGTATAAGGCTGGTGTCAATCCAATTGCTAATATTCCTGGACAAGGCGTATTGCTCTTTGGTGATAAGACGTTCTTAGGTCGCGTATCTGCATTCGATAGGATCAACGTTCGTCGTTTGTTCTTAGTACTCGAAAGAGCAATTGGTAGAGCCGCTGAACAGGTTCTGTTCGAATTCAACGATGAGTTTACTCGTGCCGAATTCGTTAACATCGTAGAACCTGTTCTTCGAGAAGTTCAAGGGCGAAGAGGTATCACTGACTTCCGTGTTGTTTGCGATGAAACGAACAATACTCCTGCGGTTATAGATCGCAATGAGTTTATTGCTAGCATCTTCATCAAGCCAGCTCGGTCGATCAACTTCGTTACCATTAACTTCGTGGCTGTCAGAACTGGCGTCGACTTCGAAGAAGTCGTAGGCACAGTTTAATCTAGCGTCATAGGAGAAATAAAATGGCAATTTTAGGCGTTGACGATTTTAAGTCAAAACTCAGAGGTGGTGGCGCTAGACCTAACCTGTTTCAGGTCACTATCAACTATCCTGGTTATGCCGGTGGAGACCCCGAACTGACGGCCTTCTTATGTGAAGGCGCTCAGCTTCCGGGCTCATCGTTTGGCATCATTAACGTTCCGTTTCGAGGTCGTATCTTAAAGATGGCCGGCGATCGCACTTTCCCAGAGTGGACGATCACTGTCATTAATGATACAGACTTTGGAGTGCGTAACGCAATGGAGCGCTGGATGAACGGCATTAACAATCACGCTCAAAACACTGGACTGGCGAGTCCTATTGCGTATGAAGCTGACCTGTTTGTTGATCAGCTCGATCGCGGTGGTAACGCCATTAAGAGATATGTGTTTAGAGGTGCTTTCCCTCAAGACATCAGCTCGATCGATCTTAGCTATGCGACGACTGATGAGATTGAGAGATTCACAGTGACGTTTGCATATCAGTACTTTGACAGTCAGTTACCACAAACTACTACATAATAGATAAAGAGGCGGAGTAGGAAATAGTTTCCTACTCCAATTCTGACAGGATACAATAATGGCCGATACATCGTTTAAACTCTTTGGATTTGAAATCCGTAAATCACCAACTGAAGATTCAAAGAAAAAACCTTCAATCGTTCCTGCACGAGATGATGATGGTGCTGGTTACGTAACAGCTGGAGGTTCATATTTCGGTCAGTACTTAAACATGGATGGGTCTGATGCGAAAGATAATCATCAGCTCATCATGCAGTATCGCGGCATCGCAACTCATCCTGAAGTTGACATGGCGATTGAAGACATCGTAAACGAATCAATCAGCGCGTCAGAGCTTCAGCAGAACATCGATATAAACTTAGACGCTGTTGAGGTGTCTGAGTCAATTAAGAAGCAGATCAAAGAAGAGTTCGACAACATATACAACATGCTTGACTTTAGCGAGTACGGGCATGACATCTTTAAGAGATGGTACATCGATGGAAGGCTCTATCACCATCTTGTTGTTAACGAGTCAAACTTAAAGGCTGGTATTCAAGAGATCAGACCTATTGATGCATCAAAGATTCGTAAAGTCAAGCAGATCAAGAAGAAGAAAGATCCAATTACGGGTGTAGACTTAGTCGAAAACGTTGAAGAGTTTTATATTTTTCAAGACAAGCCTGGATCGCAAACCGGTGGAGTAAAGCTTACAGGTGATTCAGTGAGCTACATTACGTCAGGACTTCTTGATGAAACTCGAAAGAAGATTGTATCGCACTTACACAAGGCATTGAAGCCTATCAATCAGCTCAGAATGATGGAAGACTCTCTGGTCATCTATCGCATTTCTCGTGCTCCAGAACGTAGAATATTTTATATCGACGTAGGCAACTTGCCTCGAGGAAAAGCTGAACAATACATGAAAGACATCATGACAAGATATCGTAACAAGCTTGTCTATGATGCGCAGACTGGTGAGATCAGAGATGACCGCAAACACATGTCGTTACTTGAAGACTTTTGGCTTCCTCGTCGTGAAGGCGGGCGAGGAACTGAGATCTCTACACTGCCAGGCGGTGAGAATCTCGGACAGATCGATGACATCGTCTATTTTCAGAAGAAGCTGTATCGCTCTCTAAACGTTCCTGTCAATCGTCTAGAGCAAGAAACACAGTTTTCTCTTGGTCGCTCGACAGAGATCAACCGTGATGAACTTAAGTTTCAAAAGTTCATTGATCGCTTACGCAGAAGGTTTGCTTACCTCTTCTATGGCATCTTAAAGAAGCAGTTGATCTTAAAAGGAATCATTACAGAAGAAGACTGGAATGAATGGAAGAACAACATCTCGATTGACTATGTTCGAGACAATCACTTCACTGAACTGAGAGACGCAGAGCTTTTGCGTGAAAGAATAACAATGCTTGATCAGATGCAGAACTATGTTGGTGAGTTCTTTTCGAAAGAGTACATATATAAGAATGTTCTTATGTTTACTGATGATAAGGTTGAAAACATTAAGAAGCAGATAGAAGATGAGAAAAAATCCGGTGATATTGGAGATAATGAAAGCTCTTCGCCTGATGAACAACAATAGGAGATAGTTATGAGTGAAATCAGAGATATGATCCAACACGCCTTGGATCAAGATTATAATAAAGCAAATGATGTTTTTGGTGAAGTCCTATCAGTGAAGATTCAAGATGTTCTTGATCAAGAAAAAATAAGACTCGCTAATCAGATCTATAACGGATATGATGAATACGAAGAAGAGGACGACTACGATACAGAAGACGATCAAGAGTTAGCGTCGATGTCAGATGAAGAGATCGATGCGGCTATTGACGAGTTTGAAAAAGATGATGTTTATCTCGATGACGATGAGTCATATGAAGATGAAGAAGATGAAGAAAAATAAGTCTTAAGATTCAATTCATTATAAATAATTAACATGAATGCCAAGATATGAAAAGTTTTCATGAAGTAAGATCAAAAAAAGAAAAGCCCATTTACTCTAAAAAAATAAATGGTTTTCAAGTTGAAGTACGCAAAAACTCTGGTAATTTCGAAGCATACGTAGATGGCGATATGCTTGACGGATTCAAGAGTCAGAGCGACGCAGTGAAAGCTGCAACTGAATTTATTAAACAGTATAAGGACTAAGATGAAACTTATTGCGGAGTTTAATGATCAACACCTTGAAGTGTTGACAGAGGCCAAAGAGGGCGGTGGTAAGAAGTATGCCATCGAAGGCATCTTTGCGCAAGCTGAACAGCAAAACCGCAATGGTAGAATCTACAAAAGAGGAATAATGGAATCTGCTGTTGGAAAGTATACTCAAGAGCAGGTTCAAAAAGGTAGAGCTGTTGGAGAGCTAAATCATCCTGATGGCCCAACAATCAACCTTGATAAAGTTTCGCACAAGATCGAGTCTTTGCAGTGGCAAGGAAACGATGTTGTCGGAAAAGCCACTATTTTGGATACTCCAATGGGTAAGATCGTTCAAGGTCTGCTTGAAGGCGGTGTTCAACTAGGGGTTTCAACTCGTGGTATGGGAAGTCTGACGCGACAAGGTAACGTAAACGTCGTTTGTAACGATTATGTTCTTAACGCGATTGACATCGTGCAAGATCCATCCGCACCTGGAGCTTTCGTTAATGGAATCATGGAAGGTGTCGAGTGGGTCTGGAACAACGGTATCATTGAAGCTAAGACTATTGAAAAGATGGAGACTGAAATTAAGAAAGCACCTCGTGCTGATCTCTATGAGACGCAGGTTCGTGAATTCAAAAATTTCCTCTCGTTGCTCAAATCTAAAATATAGGAGTCTGATATGTCTGAGGACCAATACTTAGATCAAGACGATCTCCATGACGAGAACGAAGTTATGGAAGAAGTTCATGATCCTAAAAATGCCGAAGCTCAATCAGTCGCAAGTGTATCTGCTGCAGCCGGTGCCACTCCTACCGCTAAAAAGCGTAAGGGTGATAACACTACACAAGATCCTATGCCCAGGACAAAGGCTGGCATGATTAATGCCGCTTATACTAAAATGTCTGGCATGAAGAAAGAGGATCTGGCTGTTCTGATGAACAAGATTATGGCCGAAGAGACGGAAAGCGAAGAAGTCGTAGCTGAAGAAGCTGATTTTGACTACCAAGCCGACTTTTCTAACGACCTGAAAGCTCTTGTTGAATCAGAAGCTACACTTTCTGAAGAGTTCAAGCAAAAAGCCGAAATCATCTTTGAAGCAGCTATTAAGACAAAGCTCGCTGAAGAGATCAATCGTCTTGAAGAAAGATATAACGAAGAGTTATATGAAGAGATCAACACTGCAAAGGAAGATCTTGTTGATAAAGTCGACAGCTACCTAAACTACGTCGTTGAAAGATGGATGGAAGAGAATCAAGTCGCCATTCAATCTGGCCTCCGCTCTGAAATTGCTGAGAAGTTCATGAACGGTCTTAAAGACCTGTTCACTGAGTCTTACATTGAAGTGCCGGAAGCTAGAGTAGACCTAGTTGATGAACTTGCTGAAACTGTTGAAGAGCTTGAGGAAAAACTTAACTCTACGACAGCAGATGCTATTCAGATGGCCGAAGAACTTGAGTTGTATAAGCGTGATGCTATCATCCGTGAAGCTTCTCGAGATCTCGCCGAAACACAAGTCGAGAAACTCAAGTCTCTTGTTGAAGACATTGACTTTGAAGACGAAGACGCTTTCGCCAAGAAAGTTTCTACAGTCAAAGAGTCTTACTTCACGAAGAAGACTGGCACTGAATCTACACAAGATATCATTGAAGACGAAGACGGCGAGTCGCCTGTCATCGCTTCTGGTTCAATGGCTCAGTACCTCTCGGCACTCAAGAAAACCTCTGCCAAATAAGGGAGAATCTAAAATGCAATCATACGATAAACTCGTAGAAAAATGGGCACCGGTTCTGAATGAAGAATCTGCTGGTGTCATTAAGGATCACTATCGTAAGTCCGTTAC